AAAGTATGTTCACGCGCTTCCGTCCTTATGGGCGGTTCTCCTATTTCATCATTTGATGAAGGTACAGCCGAGGCTGATGTAGTTGACGCAATGTATGAGGACATAGCAAGAGCCGCGTTGACAAGTACACGCTGGCGATTTGCAACTAACCAACAAGTATTAAACAGATTAGCTGCAGCACCTACAAGCAGATATGATGCGGCATACCAAATGCCATCAGATCTTCTTATGCTTAGTGCGGTTACAGTTAACGACGATCCAATAATATATGACACATATGGCGACAAGGTATACTGCGATACGTCAACTAATGAAGTTGTTGTAGCAGATTACATATATCGCGCTACTGAAGCAACATGGCCTTCATATTTTACACTAGCTGTAGAGTTCCAAGTCGCTGCAATGCTGTCAATATCTATAGCTAGAGATGCTTCTTTAGGTAGTATGATGGATCAACAAGCTGAAAGACAGATGATAAAAGCTAGACGACTTGACTCGCAACAACAAACAACACGCAAGTTAATGACATCAAGGTTTATAGCACAAAGGCGTAGCTAATGCAGAAAGTAAGAATACCACAGAATAGCTTTCAGTACGGCGAAATAAGCGACAATACTGTAATGAGGACTGATAGTCCTATTTATGCTGCGTCTGCACAAAGCTTAGAAAACATGGTTGTGTTGCCAGAAGGTGCTGTAAAAAAACGACACGGTGCTAAGTTTCATTACAAAAACACACAAACAAACAAAGAATTGTATCTAGCTCCGTTTATATTTGATGATAACGAAGAGTATATAATTGGTATTGGTGAAGCATACATACTATGCTGGAGAATTACTGCTAATAATAATTTAAGTTTAGTGGCTACAATTACACAAGACACACAAAGTAATGTGCTGCCGTTTGATAAAGATTACTTACATCAGTATAACACTGCGCAATATGGTGACGTTATGTTTATATGTCACCCATTGTTTGCGCCGCGTATGCTTACACGTACATCTCTTACAAATTTTGAACTTAGTGTATTTAGCTTTGATGAAAGTTATGATGGTAAAGATATATACCAACCATACAGTGTTTTTCACAGCACTAATCAAACATTAACAGTAAGTGCATATACTGAAGGTAGCGGTAGAACATTAACTGTTAGCTCTCCTTACTTTGATACAACTGGTAAACATAACAATGTTATATTAAGATATGGTGGAAATGAAATAAGAATAGACTCAGTAACATCATCAACAGTTGCTACTGGAACTGTTATAAAAGAATTATCTACTAGACTTACAGTACAAAATCCATTGCGTACAAGTAATGGCTCAAATGTTATTGAAGTTACTCACATAAAGCATGGCTTAACAGGTGGCGCAAGCGTTGAAATTTCAGATGCTGTAGCTGTTGGCGGTATTAATGCAAACAATATAAATGAAGTTAAATCAATATCAGAAATTGTAGATGAAAATACATACACTGTTTTTTCTAGCACTGATGCAAATGAATCAGAAGATGGTGGTGGTTTTGTTAAGGTAAGTTCTAACGCAGCGACTACAAGGTGGGATGAACAATCTTTCTCTGCATTGCGTGGATATCCAGCAGCCGTTACATTTCATGAAAATAGACTATGTTTTGCTGGCACAATAGCTGAACCTGATACAATATTTATGAGTCAATTAGGTGAGTTTTTTAATTATGACGTTGGAGAAGGTAACGATACTGACGCTATAAACTTAGTTGCAGCAACAGGTGATGTAAATGAAATAAGATATATGAGATCAAATCGTGATCTCCAGATTTTTACGCTGTCAGATGAGTTGTATGTACCAACATTTCTTAACCAGGCTATTACGCCCACAAATGCACAGATAAGAAAACAAACACCATTTGGTACTGAGTTTGTATTACCTACGTCTATTGATGGTGCTACTATATTTGTTGAGCGTGGTGGTAGGGCAGTACGTGAGTACATATATTCTGATGCAGAAGATGCTTACATATCTACAGGTGTGTCTACAGTAGCAAGTCACCTTATAGTAAATCCAGTTGATATAGCAGTTGTTCATTCTGGTTTTAAGACACAGGAGTCTTATGCGGCTTTAGTTATGGGCAATGGAGACATGGCTTTCTTTAGCTCTAACAGGGCAGAAAAACGTGCAGCTTGGACAAAAGTAACAACACAAGGTGATTATTTAGCTACAGCGTCTGTAGGTGAAAGATTATTTTATTATGCAAAAGATATAAATAATAACTATGTATTGTCAGAATTTGTAGATGATATAGGTTTAGATAACTACTTATACGTTGCGTATGGCAATGGTACAGTAAGCGTAAGTAGTTTATATTCTAGTGGTACAGTAGATGTCATTGGCTATGATGGTACTGATAAAGTTTACTTAGGTGAATTTACTGTAAGTGGTGGTAATATTACTATGACAGCACATAGTAGTTATACACATTTCTATGTAGGTAAAAAATTTACATCTAAAGTAATTACTAATGCAATAGACACTGTAGCTGCTAATGGGCCAGTAACAGGCGATGTTCGCGGTATAAGTACAGTTGTGCTTAATGTGAAAGATTCTACATCTATTAAGGTAAATAACAGAACTATTAATAATATTACTGGATTTACAGGTAACAAAGAGGTTAGGCTTTTAGGATATGGTAGAAACCCACAAGTTACTATCGAACAAGATGATCCCATGCCATTGCAAGTTAATGGTTTAATATCGGAGTTAATTACATAATGGCTTTTTTTCAATTACTTGGTGCTGGAATATCAGCGTATGCTTCAATACAAGCAGGTAAAGCTAGAGAAGATGCAGCTAGAATGGATGCATTTAACACTGAAACTGAACGCGAGCAAGGTGAAGTCTTAGCGTTGCAGCAAGCAGCATCACGTAGGTATGAATATGATCTAGCAACAGAAGCAAATGTAGCTATGTTTTATGCTTCTGGTAGGGATGTAGGTTCAGATAGATCTATTGAAGCGTTTTTATCTAAACAAAAAGAAATTGCTGCAACTGATTTAAGTAGGATGGATTTTCAAAGACAAGCAGAATCTAGCGCAAGAACTAGAGAAGCTATGGCATTAAGGCGTAGAGGCAGAAATGCTAGACGCGCTTCTCTTTTACAAGCTGCTGGTACTATGGCGCGAGGTATATCTGATGCACAAGATACCGCAGCAAAAGGAGGGACGTTTTAAATGGCTGTAATTAGACAACGAACACAAGTTTTTAATAAACCAGTTGGTGTTCGCAGAATAGACACAGGTGAAGCTGAGTTATGGGAAACTATAAAAGCTGAAGCTGACGAGTTTACACGCAGAGCATATAATAATGCAGCAGAAAATGCACAAAAAGTAGGTGCAGAAATTGCAGAAGGTGTAGAAATTGAAGGTATAACTACATTAAATCCTATTACTGGTAAGCCAGAAGCTTTTGAAGCACCAGAAGGTATGGGTAAATTTGCAATAGACGCTTATCAAAAAGTAATTAACGCTAGGTATGAAGATTCTATATCTACTGAAATGGATATTAAAGCTAGAGAGCTTGGTGCAAAGTATGAGTTTGACCCTAAAGGTTATGAAACTGCTATGTCACAGTATATACAGTCAATGGCTGAAAATGCTGAAGGTAGATACAAGCAATACATTACATCTACTGGTACTGAAAAATTAGCATATGAAAAATTAAACGTACAAGATAGAACACGTAAACATTTTAGAACACTTGAAACAGAAAACATAGCAAAGCAATTAGATCTTGCTACAAGTCGTGCATACAACGTAGCTCTTAATGGTAATTTTGAAAAAGCAAATAATATTACAGCAAGAGAAATAAAAAGAGCGCATGATGGAATTAATGCAAATTTACTACAAGATGGAGCCGCACTGCAAACTAGCAATTTAATGAACATTGCAACAGGTAAAGGTTTAGTAGAACATGTAATGAACTTTACTAGCAACTCAGATCAAAGAAATGTTATGAAGTTATATTTATCTACTAAAGGTAAAAAAGGTAATATAAAAAATAAACAAATTAAAAATAAACTTGATGTATTACTACAAGTTATAAACCCAGACACTAAAGCGGACATATTAAATCATTTTACAACTACATCAAATAATTTTGACGTTGTTGATAGAGATAAAGAAATTGCAGCTAATGCAGCAGCAGAAATAGCAAAAGCAGAAGGAATAGAAGCTGCTAAAATTCGCAGCTTAAATAGTGATATTGGATATGACAAACAGCAAGAACATTTATTTTCTAGTGCTAGCGAAAATGCCAATCATATTTATTCAGATGATGCGACTGTAGATGAGGCAAGTGCAACATTATATACAGTTGTTACACAATTTGAATCACTCTTGGGTCAGTATAATAAACGCTTAAGCGAAGATAGTGATTATACTACTTCCGAAATGAACGCAGATATTAAACTTTTAAAACGTGGAATACTTGAGCCATATATATTACAAGCAGCAGGTGATGGTAATGTAGATTATTTACAAAGTGCTATTATAAATAACGATCAATTATCTAAAGATAAGCTTACAGATAAACAGTTGTTATTAGTAGATGTACTAAGAGAAACAAATATAAACTTAGATAAACCAATTGTAAAAAGTATATTAGGTCTTACAGACAATCCAACTGAAGCTACAAGAAAAAAAGAAGCAGCTGCATTAGAAAAAAAAGTATATAATGCAAGACAAAAAGCAATACAATTATCTAATTACGATAAACTTGCTGATTTGTATGCAGCTGGAAACATGGATGTTGAATACCTTAAAGCAGAAATGAGTGTATTAGATTCATTTGCAGGTACAGTATTTACGCCAACAGAAGTACAAACACAAAAAAATAGATTAAAAAACGCGCATGCTTTTGGTATTTTACAAAGGTACAGCGGAACTGCATCTGGAGAAAGTATGAAAGCAATGGCTCAATATATAGAGTCAGGCGGTCAAGACACTACAGGGATGTCAGATAGCGAAATTAAAACAGGTGAATCTGTTTTAGAAAATTTATCTGTATTAAGTAGAGACACAGCAGCATCAAAAGCAAATAAATTAGCTTCTAAAATATCACAAAGAGAAAATGAAATACAAAAAGAAATAGATGCAAAAGCTATATATAATACAGTATTAACTAATGGTGGCGATCTTAAAATTAAAAAACATAGAGAGGCGACAGATAAAATATTAGTAGATAAAGGTCTTGATGATTATGTAAATTTTGATACTTGGCCTACTGCTAAAAAAAATGCAGCTTATTCTATTATGAGTCATGTACCGCCAGAAAGTTTAATTAGTAAACTTAAAGATATAGTAAATGGGCAAAATGTACCAAATGCAGATGTTTTATTAGATCATTATATAAGGCTAGATAATCATTTATCTGGAGATGGTATAACTACAAGCAGGTTTGGCGGTATACTGTCGCATGAACAAAAAGCTTTATTAAACGATGTAAATCAAATTAGGATTACGCAAGGTGGTAGTGCGCAAGAAATAGCGGCTAAACTTATAGACAGAAGAAATGATCCTAAATCAACAGCTTCTATGAAACAAACACTAGGTTTAGATGGTGATGATTTAAAAACAGTTAATGATTTTGTTGTTGATCAATTAGACGACATGTTATTAGCAATAGAACTTAAACCAATGGTTGAGTACATGGCTAGAACTGGTCAGTCACGCGATGAAATAGTAAAGCGTTTAGATGAAATTGTTGATAAAGAATATCCAAAAGTAGAATATGTAGCTGACCCAAGATTTCCTATGGGTCAAATGAAACGATCAAGGTACGGTTTACATGCTGTATTTCCAGACGATGATGAGCGTAAAGAATTTTTGTCTATTATAGAATCACAATTACCTAACGGTTATTCTATGCATGCTGAAAAATACAAAGGAACAATATCTACCGCTGATATACCTGCCGATCAAATTGGATATTTTGATACAAGTGATAATGATTATGCATACAAAACAGGCCAAAAGAAACAAGTGTATCTTGTGCCTGATGATACAGCTGTTGGTATTACTTACTATGCACATGTTATAGAAAATAATGAACTTGTACCGTTAATATACACAGAGAATGGTACTAAAATTTATCCAATGTTTGATAAAAGTGAAACTGCTGCCTTTAGAAAAGATGCAGCATTAAAAAGAGAAACCCAAATAGAAACAGATTTTCTTAATGCACAAAAAAATAATGAAATAATTAAAAAAGCTAATTACTACAGAAATAGAAAGAAGCGTAAAGAATGAAAAATGCTTTTACAGAAATAGCTAAATTTGAGCGTAAAGAAAAAAGATTACCTGTAGAAGATGACCCAACATTTGGTGAAACGCTTGAAGCTTCTTTAAAATATAAATACGCACCGCTTGCTAATTTTTTCACACAAGGTGTTACGTTTGGATTTGAGCCTAAAGATATGACAGATACATATGATCCGTCACCAGATATACCAGAAAATTTAAAATCATACGCATCTTCTCTGCTTATGGCAAAGTCACCAGAGCATTTATCTTTTAAAATAAGAAATTTAAAAAAAGCATTAAGCACTAACGAAACATTAGCTAGATCTGGTATAGGTGCGCAACTTGGCGCAGAGTTATTTGATCCTATTAACTATGTGTCTATTCCATTTAGAGCAGCAAAAACTGGTGGTCAGGCCTTTTTAAAAGGTGGATTTGCAACTGCTACAGTTGTTGCTGGGCAAGAAGCTGTAAGGTATCCGTTAGATCCTACTGCAAATAAAGAAGAAGTAGCATTAAACTTAGGAGCATCTTTTTTCTTAGGCGGCGCACTTAAACACGCAACATCTATAAAATCTATAAGAAAAATAAATGCTATAGAAGATGGTAAAAATGCTATTAATGATATGAAAAAAGCTCTTGAAGCAGATGATGTAGAGTTAGACCCCAATATAGCACCAAGTATTTTTACTGACTCATGGGTATATAAAGCAGCAACAACTCCAATGAAAAGAGTTATGACAAACCCTAACGTACCTAATAGCGTTAAGTTACGTACATTAGGTATAGCTAATGATTCTGGTATTCTTTTGGCTGCAAACAAAGAAGGTAAAAAGATTGGCAATTCTGTATTTCAAAATGCTAAATTGCACGAAGGTACTTGGGTTAGAACAAATGACGATCTTATAAAAATATGGGGTCAAAGTACAGGTAAGGGTGTTATAAACCCAATGGACTACATGGTTAAGCGTGGCGACTATGAAGATTGGCTTGCTTCTGTAGATGCAAAGGCAATGCGTGGTGAAAAACCTGCTACTAATTTTGAAGCGCAAGCAATGGAAAAATTAAACAAATTTTATGATGATTGGGAAGTACAGCTTAGAGACCAGGGATTAATTGGTAGCCAAGGTGATTATACAAAAGTAATTAAATCAAGACAGAAACGCTTAGATTTATTAGAAAAACGATTAAAAAGTACAAAAAATCCAGAATATGCAACTACATTAACAGGTCAAATTAATAGAATCACAAAAGAACTAGACGAAGCAAAAGCAAATTTAGCAGACTTAGAAGGCATGGGTGCAATAAAGCCACCTAATGAAGAAATATTTAGACCACGTTATTTTGACATGGGTAAAATTAGAAACAACAGAGTTGAATTTGAAAAAATATTAAGTGATTGGTTTGCTAAAAATCCTGAGATTTGGGTAAAACAATCTGATGGTAAATTTAAAAAAGAAACACTTTCAGCAGACCCAGTTGCAATAAACAAGCGTGTTAAGTCTGTCGTTGATGGAATGATAAATGAGCCAGATCCACTTAACCCTGATAAAATGTATTATGGTATGGGAAAATCTAAACACTTTAAGCATAGAGCATTAGATATACCAAATGCATTAGTGCTTGATTTTATGGTTACAAATCCTGTTAGCGTAATGAAAGCGTACACAAAGCGTACAGCAGCACGATTAGAGTTTTCTAAAAAACACAATGGCGACAGCATAGACGATATACTAGATGACACATTTAATGAGATGATGGACGAAGGTATAGATATAAACACAATACGTTCAGTGCAAAAAGATCAACGTCATTTATATGATAGAGTTGTAGGTACAGTTCTGCGTAATCCAGATGCACATAATCAAACTATAGCTAAAATAATGCGTGATTTAGCACAGTTAAATTATTTAGGTTCTGCTGGTTTAGCAACAATAACAGAGCCAGCAAAAATAATTATGGAGCATGGACTAGGCCCAACTATGCGTGGATTGTTTACTGTATTAAAAAACAATCAATTAAAGCTAGGTGCAAAAGAAGGTCGTATTGCTGGTGAAATATTAGAAATACAAAATGGCTCTAGCCAAATGCGTATGGTTGATGACATTAATAATAATCCATTAAATGTTGAAAAAATGGATAAAGTAAAAGATGCGTTTTATTTTCTTAATGGTTTAAGTGTTATTACTAGAGCATTAAAAGATTTTGATTCTATGGTGCGATGTCATACTTTAATAGATTATTCTGTGCGTTGGTCACAAGGTGCAGCATCTAAAATGGAACAAGAATATCTTTTGCGTTACAATATTAATTTAGAAGATGCGCGTAAAATTGCTAACGCGCCTTGGCAAAAAAATGATTCTGGTTTGTATTTAGCAAATACAGAAGCGTGGACTAATACTATTGAGTTTCCTTCAACTAAGGCAGACATAATAAGTGGGCCAACTAATGCTTATGCTAAAGATGGGCGTTATAGACCAGCATTTTACACAGAAAAAAGTGGCAAAGGTGTTATACATATAGATGAAGAGTACATTGAAAATGTTATGTTTGATCAACGTGGATGGGAAAATCCAAGAGTAAAAGGTGTAAAACCTATACCAAAAGGTATAATTAATACTCCTCAAGATTATGTTGCGTTTATTAAGATGCATGAAATTATGCACTCAAACAATTCTGCTAAATCTTTAGGGTTTGATAAAAGAACAAAGGTTGGATTAGCTAATTACGAAAATGCTATTAACGATATGGCTATTGAAGCAATAGAAAAGCAAGCACGTATTGAACCTGAGACAGTGCAAACATTTAGAAATGCATTAAGTTCTGGAATAATGAATACTATTCTTATGGGTACACCAGCAGATAAGCCAATTATTACTGATGGTATTGTTTATATTCCTATGCGTGTCGCTGGTAAGTTTGGCATGAAAGAAGATGCTGCTTATAAAGGATATGCGCGTATAGAAAATGGGTTACTTGGATTGCCGTTCCAGTTCTATAGTTACTCATTAGCAGCAGTAAACAAAACTATGGGTGCATATGCACATGGTCAGTTTAAAAATCAGTATATTGGCACAGCAATAGCAATGGGATTGGGCTACATGGCATTGCAAGCAAAGACACCAGATTGGGTAGAGCTTTCATTCCAAGATCAATTTGCTAGATCGTTAGATTACTCAGGTATAATGCCATTATACTCTGATATGTTTTACACAGCTATGACTACAACGCTAGCAATGGGTGGCCCAAATATAACTGGCGGCGCATTGCAACCTAAGTTTCCACAGGAAGCAGACACATATGATGCTGTATCTGGAGTAATGGGTGCTGGGCCAAGTATAGCTACAGATCTTAGCAGAGCTGTATATGAAATGACTACAGGTGACGTAGGCGAAGGATCTAAAGATTTTATAAGAAACTTACCATATGCAAGACTTTGGTTTTTAAAAGGCAAAGTAAACGAACTTACAAATATGCTTGAGGGTGAGTTAGATGGGCCTAGAGGATTTGGTAGATTCTAAATTGTGCGTCATGTTTTGTGCGTTGCGCTTCTATGCAATCAATGGAAAAAAGACTACAGAGGTGACACATGACAATAAATATAGCTAACAACAACCCACGAATAAACTACACAGCAACAGCAAATCAGACTGTGTTTACAGTTCCGTTTGA